AAACTGAAGAAGAATTATTTCCTCCAGTCATAAAGTTAGAAACTGAAGAAGAATTGTTTCCTCCGGTGACTGGAGGTCCTCCTCCCATTCCCATGGCATAAGAATTATTATTCCTGACAAATGAAACTGAAGAAGATGAATAATTTCTTGCATTTATTGCAGATCCTCCTCCCATTGGATTTGAAGATGTAGAAGAAGATGGTGAAGAATTATTTGGACCATTAATATATCTACCAGATTCTAATGCATCAAGATATCTTTGCTGAACTCCACTCCCTTCTACAGCAACATTCCAAGAAACATCATATCCAGATTTGTCAGTACCAGTACTAGAAACATCAGAATCTACAGCAACTGATTTAAGTGATTCTGGTGCTGCTGAAGGATTATCTGCACCTGGTAAAAAGCTTGTTCCTTCACCTTCTTCATCTTTACCTGGTATAGAAAATTCTGCTGCCGCTCTTGCAGCATTATTTTTTGCTTCATTTTCAGTTACATTTAATTTTTTCCAATAATCATAATTTGCTTTATAAGATCTAGTGTACCAATACCAGAGATCTGCATCTTTATGAGTTTCTACTTTTATATTTTTAGTATCAACTTGTCCTGCAGTATCATCCCAAGAGAACCATTTTTTCAGTTCCATAGAGTTTATAACTGCTTGTCCTTCTGGACTCTGAGGGTTTACTCCAGTAAATTTATCATTTAATCCCAAGAAAGAACTTTGAACCAACTTATTAATTTGTTTTACGGTATAAGTTGCTTCTTTACTATTAGAATTTCCTATTCTTTCATATCTTATAACATAATTTTTCTTTTCTTTATCGCCAATCTTTACATGTGTTGTATTTTTTGTATTTTGTATATATTCATTTGGAATTAACTTTCTACCCTCCTGAGTTTGAACATTTGGGGAATTTGAGGGTGGATCATTAACCTTTAAATTTTGTTCTACTGTATTTTTTTCAGGTCCGATTTGGGTTTCTGTATTTTTTGTTGTTTCTACACTGCTAGACGAACTAGTAGATTCATTGTGTTTGTGTGCATCATCTTTACGCTTAACTCCCCCACTTCCTTGACCTCTTTCACCACCAACAGATCCACCTGTGTTCATTGCTTCAATATTAATATCACCAATGTTTGCAGTTCTTCTTTCAGATCTTCCGCCAAACATATAATTAACTTTATCAAGATAATCTTCTCCACCCAACCAGTCAACTGCTCCAGGTTTTAAAACATATTCACCAAGAGAAAGTGCAGTTAAGTATTGATCTGGACCTAATCCAGATATTTTTGTATTCACTGTATCATTATTAACAACTCCACCTTTATTTGAAACAGTATCATTTCCAATAGTAGGAGTTTTTCTTGGAGGTGGAGTTGTAGACCCACCCATATTCTTAATAAGAACGGGACTAGGTCTAGTAATAGATCCACCTACACTCTTAGCAATAACTGGTTTAATTGGTTCAATAGATCCACCACTAAACTTTACATTAACTCCGGGAGAAGACTGTGGTTGCGATTCTCCTTTCTGTTGTGGTTCTGGTTCTCTATTTCCAACAATATCCGGTGCTTGAAGTTCGGGCATTTCCGGAATATTTGGAACAACACCCTTATCTGAATCATTTGGTAATTGTGGTGATCCTGGAATAAATTTAAGTGCACCATTTACCATATCAATAAATCCACTTATGGCAGAATTTATAGAATCAATAAATCCTCTTACTGGTTGAATAAGTTTATTATCAATAAATTGTAAAATACTATTAAAGACTCCAACAATACCATCAAGTAAATCTTGTATTGGCTGCAAAAGAATTTTTGGATTTTCAATAACAGCCATTAACCATTGAACTGCTGATCCCAAAAGGACCATCATAATAAAGTTCTTTATAGTATCAAAAATATTCGTAAATGGTTTTGTGACTTTATCAAGTAATTTTGATCCTTTTGAATCTTGTTTTTTCGATTCTAATTTGGACTCTCTTCCTGCCTTTTTTTGTTTATTTTGTTGAATTCTATTTCTTTCTTGTGCTTTTTTATTTGCTTGTGATTGCTTTTTAAAAATATTTACAATATCTTCTGTAAGACTACGAATCTCTTTAACTATACTTAAAAGATCACCGTTTACAAATTTATATAATTTATCAACTTTATTATCTTTTTGCTCTTCTACATCATCAATTTTTGGTTCTGCCTGACTTGCCTTTATTGCTCCTGGAGAACCAGCTAAAAGTTTTGATGCGTCCGTAATTGGTTTATTTTGTTCTTGATTTGTTTCTTTTTTTCTTCCAAAGAAACTATCTACATTTACTGTTTTCTTTGGTGGAGTAGTAAATTTATAATCTTTTAAATCTCTTATTCTTTTTCTCTCATTGGCAAGTTTTGCCAAATCTTCCTCGGATAACTTCGAGTCTTTTTCAAAAGCAGCCTTTGCTATTTTTTCTCGAAGAAGAGAAAAATAGTCATCATAATCAAGATCAAAGTCATCCTCCAACCCAAGAAGTTTGGCAATTTCTGGATCTATAATTTGAGTTTTAGTTTGGGTTGGATCCTCGGCTGCCATGAATTACTAACTCTTTTGTTGTTGTTTTTGCCTTTCTTCTTCCAAGTGCTGTTCCAATAATGTAACATATACATCACGTTCCCAAGGCATCATATTCTCAATCTCAGTCAATGAATATTTATGATACTGAATCAAGGCAAAATTCAACTTATAATAGTTAGCAAGGTCCATATGGACCATGGCTACCCGAAAAAACTAGAAAGTCCTTCTAAAACAATCTCACTCTCAACTTTAGTGTTTGGATTTTTAATAGTAGTTGAATAATGCAATTTTGGCATAGTTTCAAAGAACTTCTCAATTTGTTTAAATTGAGTTGAATTCATTTGTTCCAAGAAATCAACCAGTTCTTTCTTGGTTACATCGGAAGAAGCCCAAACTTCCTCAGAATTGTAAATTTTATCAATACAAGAAACAATCAAATCAAATGATTGATCCATATTATTTGTATTAGCAGAAAAATCAAAATTGCTCTTAATAAACTGTTCAAGTGATGGATACTTCATTTCCATCATCAAATTATCATCAATTTTGATTTGATTTGTGTGCTCATCATTTCTTTTAATTTCAATTTCATCAATTGCAATTTCTTTTTTTACAGTTGTATCATTATCATCTGGGCAAATTAGATTGACCTCAATTACTTCCCCAACCGATTTTCCACGAATATTCAAAAACAAGTATTCAATATCAAATGTAGGAAGTGCTTCTACTTTAACTCCCCTAGTTTGAATGCAGTTTTTAATAACTGTTTTAATTGCAGTTGTAATTTCTTTTGTATCCTCACTTTCCAAAGCAAGAACTAAAAGTTTTTCTTCTCTAACTAGAAATGGTCTATACTTAATGTTTTGACCAGTTGAAGGTAATTCCAACTCATATGTTGGTGTAGAAATCTTTGGTAAAGGCATAATGTCCTATAGATGTTTCAGGTGTTTTATTTATTGTAGTTATTAAAAGATATTGAAAGAATTTCTTATATTTTGTTCATCACGTATTAGGTCCAAATCCTGTTGAGGAATTGAACTGTCAGGATTCAATCTTGGTCTATTTGTATTTGTAGTGAATGGATTATCTACCAGATTTTGAGCAGCAGTATTGAGAGTTGGTGCATCTGAGAGTGAGAAATTTGCATCCTGCTCAAAAACTGGTAGATCCTCAGTATAATCAAAATAACTTGAATTTGCAGCAGCTTGTTCTGATGGACTTGTTGATGGTGCTGGACCAACTCTTGCAGTTGCTGTATATGGACTAAATCTACTTTTAACCACGTATCTAGTATATGAGAATGATACAGTTACTTTTAATAAATCACTTTGTTCATAAGAAATTGGTGTTGATGCAATATTAATTGGAAAAGCGTCTATAAAGTTATATCCTATTTTATATTTTGGTGCCGATTTTGTAATATCCTTTTCAAATTTTAAAAGTCTAATTCTTGTTTTATATGACTTTGGATAAGTCATTCTATAAAAAGTTGTTGGGTCAGTGTACTCATCTTGACCAAAGTAATTTCCTTCGCCAACAATAAAACTCATCCATCCTAAAAAATATTTAAGAGTGTTGTATCTATAATCAACATAAAAAGTCAAATCAATTGTATCGTCATATATTCTACGATATGCCATTTTTTCACTTGTTCCATGATAATCATTATTGACTTCATGTGTTGCTAAACTAGATCCAGGAAGACTTGCTTCACAACAAGCCAAATTAATAGCCTCCTGATCCTTTGGTAAATTAACTCCAACAAAATTATTAATATTTCGTTTAGTCAAAATTTCAACAGCATATACTGAAGTTTGTGCTGGATGCAATAACTTTTGCTTAATCTCTGACACCTTATAATGTCTAGCTAATGGCATAGCACTAAAATAAATACCTTTACTTATATATTATGTAGTAAGGCAATGAGAGATAAGTATCATCAAGGAAAATTTCATCCACAGAATCCAGAAAAATATAAAGGTGATGTAAGAAATATTATATACAGAAGTTCTTGGGAACTTCGTTTTATGAGATATTGTGATAGGAAAGTTAATATTTTAGAATGGGGAAGTGAAGAATTTTTTATTCCTTATGTTTCTCCAGTTGATGGTAGAGTTCACAAATATTTTCCAGATTTTTTTGTAAAGATACAAGAAAGAAGTGGTGCAATAAAAAAATATGTAATTGAAGTTAAACCAAAGAGTCAAACAAAAAGACCGATTAAAACTCCAAGAAAAAGAAACAAAACCTTTATTACAGAAGCACTAACATATGAAAAAAATGTTGCTAAGTGGAAAGCAGCAACAGAATGGTGCAAAGATCGTATGTTAGAATTCAAAATCATAACAGAAGATGAATTGGGCCTATAAATATAAATAAAGAACTTGCAAGTCATAATGACTAGTATAAGAAGTGTAAAAAAAATTGCTGGTTCCCTTGCGAGTAGGGAGGAATTCTAATGCCATTCTGGAATGTAACTAGTACAACATTAGAAAATGGAGTGACTTATGTTGGGGGCACAAGTGCATATAAAGATGATAATGGTAAAAATAAATTAACAACAATAACTGCAAATAATACAACTGGTTATGTTCCAGTTGTTCCGGGTGCAACGGCAACTATTAGGGATAATCCACCAGGATTAAAGGGTCTTAGTTATGCCGTTCAAACTGATGGAAAAATAACGTACCAATACACAGATCCATCTGGCGGAACAAGACAATTTAATAGTATTCAAGATTTGGCAAATGCACAAATTACTGGTTATAACGCAAATACTACATTATTGATTAAAAATGGGATGCAATCCAACTTGAAGCAATTGGCAGAAAATGCCAATGTTGGTCCATCTACAGCAACAACACAAGGGCAACCAGGTGCCGATTCAAATCCTCAAAATGGTTCAACTTCTACTCCAAATACAGGAGATCCGAATAATCAGGGAAATGCTGCAAATACTGATATTGGAAGTAGAATAAACAATTATAATAGCAGATTTGCCGAAAAAGATAAAACTCTGATATATCCAATAAATCGAAAAAATGCAAATGGTGGAGATTTTATTAAATTTGAAATTTTAAGTTATCAAAAATCTGGTTTGGGAAATTCTGCCACAGCAGCAAGAGGACAAGTCACTCTTCCAGGAATGGAATATAGAACTAGAAATCTTTTAGGTTCAATATATCTTCCCATTCAATCGGGAATTGTTGAGGGTATGTCCGTTGATTGGGGTGGTGGAGAACTAAATCCAATCACTGCAGCATTTGCAAACTCTGCATATAATACAATTGGGTCTGCAGCAGAAGGTGATCTTGGAAAGTTTTTTGGTTCATTTAGTGGTAGTGCTGCTGAACTACAACAACTTTATAAAAGCGCCACACCCGAATTAAAATTAATGCTTCAAAATTATTTCGTTGAACAGGCAGTTAAAACAAATGGTCTTTTATCAAGAACTGTTGGTGGAGCAATTAATAATAACTTAGAACTTCTTTTCAATGGTCCTATGTTAAGAAGTTTTACATTCAGCTTCAAATTAACACCAAGAGAGCAAAGAGAAGCACTTGTTATAAGAGATATAATTAGGTGGTTTAAAAAGAGTATGGCACCAAGTTTATCAAACTCTCAATTATTCTTATTGGCACCAAATGTCTTCAAAATATCTTATGTTTATACAGGTGATGGATCTCAAAATAATGGTAATCACCCATATCTAAATAGAATTAAAGTCGCTGCATTGAGAGATATTGCTGTAAATTACACTCCAGACGGCAATTATATGACATATCAAGATGGATCAATGACTCAGTATGAATTAAATTTGACATTTGGAGAAATTGATCCAGTTTACGAAAATGATTATGAATTTGATGAAGGTTTAGTAGGAACTGGATGGTAAAAAATGTCACTTTACTTTAGAAACATACCAAATTTAGAGTATATTAGTAGAGATGATAGATCAATCTCAGAATATACAAAAACAAAAAACCTTTTCACAAGAGGTAAAATAAGAGAAGATATATTCGGTGATCTTACCTATTTTACAAGATATGAAATTATAGGAGATGAAAGACCAGATAATATAGCACTCAAAGTCTATAATGATGAAACATTAGATTGGGTGGTTATGTTATCAAATAATATTTTAAATCTCTATGATGAATGGCCTTTAACACAAGAATCTTTTGATTCTTATTTAATTGAAAAATATGGATCTTATAATATGCTAAATGCAACTCATCATTATGAAACTAAAGAAATTAGGGATTCTTTAGGAAAATTAATTTTAAAAAGTGGATTAATTGTTCCAAAAAACTTTATATTAGAATATTATGATCCTGGAAAACTTCAAATATCCAATGTTTCTGGATTTAATGTTTACAATGAAATATCAAATTATGAGTACGAAGAAAGAATAGAAAATAAAAAAAGAAATATTTTTCTACTGAAAGAAAATTATTTGTCTTTAATTTTAGATGATGTAGAAACAAAGTTAAAATATAAAAAGGGTAGTACCCAATATATTGGGCCTACCCTTAAAAGAGTTGATAATATCAGATTATATAATAATTAATCAATCATCAACCAGTTTTTTAAAGTAACTCATTGCATCATCTTCATCTTCATCATCCTGGTGAGATTTGGGAAGACTGTTGATTTCTTCACGAAGTTCTGGAGTGAGTGACTTACTCTTATTGTAAGATTCTTCCAATTCTTTCAACACATCTTCCTCACGGTTCTTGGGTTGAGAATAAGATTCCAGTGCATCTTCTTGTTCATAAGTAGATGCTTTTGGAGCAACTTTTCCAATACCAAGAACATAATTCAGACGCTTTTCAAGTTCCTCATAGGTCTTGAATTGATCGGGAGCAGCAAGGGCAGCAAGAGAATACTGCTTTTTCCAGATTGTCTCTAGAGCATCGTCATCATCAAACAGAGCACTAGAACGATCAAATTCAGACTTATCATAGTTCCAGTAACCTTCAACCTTACGAATCTTCAGGCGGAAGTTTGCACCAGACCAGAAGTCGAAAGGATTGATTGGATCTTCATCATCAAACTCTGGTTGCATAGCATTCATAATCTTATCAAAGATCTTCTTACCATACTTAAAGAGGAAGACTTTACCTTCGTTCTGAGGATTTGCGGGATCCTTTACAACATAAATGTTGGAGTAATAAGAAAGTTTACGCTTCTGCTTACGAACAGTCTCCTTATCCTTATCATTACCGCTGTTCCAAAGAGTACGATTATACTCAGTTACAGGGTCTTTCTGACCAAGAGTAGTCAGAGAGTTTTCGATATACCAACCACCATTTCCTTGGAATCCATGAGAAAAGATTTTTGCCCAAGGAAGATCTTCACCTTCTGGAGCAGGAAGGAAACGAATAATTGCGGAACCAACACCGCTCTTATCCATTTCAGGTTTCCAAAAACGGTCATCTGCGCTGCTAGGACCGTTGTTCATCTTTTCAACTTCTTTCACCAGTTTGTTGGTGAGAGAACCCAGTTTGGACTGCTTCTTAAGACTTTCGAATGACATTTTTTTACCTCGTATTTGTTAGTATTTGGCCTGTGGGGTTTGCTTTGGTGCGGATTCCCTAGCCGCTTGCTTATAATAGCACGGACCTCAGTCCTGGTCAATAGCCTTTTTCATTGTATCAATGAGTCTTGTCATATTACTAAAAATCATATTGATGTCAGAAGTTTTTGGAATTCCCATTGCTTCAGCAGATTCTAAAACTTTTGCTTTCATCTCCCTTGCTTCTGGATCTTCTGATAAACTCATTCTAGTATACAGAATTTGTTGTTTTTCGAGAAGTTTTTGTAACAAATCAACGTGTTGAAGTTTTTCTTCTTTATTCATCATAAAGAACTTATATACATTGTGATATATTTCTTCCTGAAGTTCGGAAATTTCTGCCATTTCTGCTCTTACAACTTCTGATTCGAAGAAGCTCACAATATTGCCTCCTTTAATAGTTTTTTGAACTTAAATATATCAATATGTATAAATGGAGAATACTTTAAAATTCTCATTGATACAAATTTCCAAATAGGATCATCTAATTTTTTATCAAAGTTTTTTCTATATCCAAAGATAGAATCAAGAATGACCATTGTCTCTAATGATATATTTCCTTGCAAAAATACTTTTAATATTTTTGGATGACTTCCATTTTTGATTGTGAATAAGTCTTCAATTGAATTTTCACTAAAAAGTTTCTCAATTTCTTCTTTAAACACATAAGAAAGAGATTGAGTTCTTTTCTTCCAAAGAGAAAATCTTTTTTCTCCTTCATTAATTATTTCTCCGATCCATAAAGATTCTGGATCGTTACATAATACAAAATTGGCAACAAAAAAACTGACGATTTCTTCATCAGTCTTCTGTCTACTCATTTTTTCAAACCACATTCTATCTTTACGTTTATAGAATGCTTGCAAAGATGCCTTTACTTTGCCATTATACCTCAAATAATCATATTTTGGTTTTGTAAAATGATTCTTGAGGGCAAGGTAAGTCTTATAGCAATTCAGGGGATCCAATTTCAAAATACTAAACGTGCCTTAGATGTTTTTTTCAAAAAGTTGAGTTCCATTGCTTGATATTTAATTTTTTCTTTCAAAGGTTTTGAAAGAAGTTTTGGAACTGATTCCAATTCAATACCATTTCTTTCGCAAAAGATGATAATGGCATCAATATAATTTACATCATCGTTTTCTTGGACAATTTTTTCAATTTCCTGAGCAAACTTAGATGGACAAACAAATTTTTCGCCCAGAATCTTATTGAACTCTTTTTCTATGTTATTATTCATTATTTCCAGTATTGTGGGCATAAAAATCTTATAATAATGAAATTAATAATACCAAATAATTTAAAAAATGTCAAGAAATATTTGCAAGTTTGTCGTTTAGAAACTTTTTAATATACTTGACAAGAATTTTTAGATATTTTGATTTGTCATATTCTTCATATACAACACACTCTCCATTCTCGCAAGCCATAATAATCACGAACTTTTTAACAGATATTCCTGTTAATTCGTGTAGCATACAAGCATAAGCACAGCATTGAACAAAATATCCTTCAATCCACTCTCTTGGTTTTGGTTTTGCAGAAGTCTTGAAGTCAACAATTGCCAATTCTCCGTCAAATTCAGCAATACAGTCTACCGTTCCAGCAATTCCTAAAAATTCACTGTAAAGAGACCCTTCAAGCGCACGAATATTATTTATTCTGTTTAAAGTTGGTTTGGCAATCTTAAACAGAATCTCGGAAATAGGTTGAACATCGGATAAATTCCGATTATATAGGTGATCCTCAACAAGAAGGTGAAAATCGGTTCCACGACTTGTTGCTCTTTTTGTAATCTTATCTGCTTCTTCCTCACCAACTCTCTTTCTCCATTTTTGGAAGAAATCTTTTTTATAGTGACTGATTACAGAAGTGATAGAAACAAGTCGTAGAACTTCTTCTTTTGTAGGAACTTTATAATAACGAACACCATCAATTAATTCCCTAGTAAGTGTGGGAAATTCAGTTTCAATGTGATTAAAAATCATTAATTAATTCCTAGTTCAAGTTTTGCCAAAATGTATTCTTTACAAATACCAGAACGAACAATGTCTTCTGGTCCAAATTCAATAAGATCGAAAGATGGCATAATTCTCAAGACCTTCATAAAATCAATAATACCATTCTTTTCGTTTGTCTTAACCAAATCTGATTGAGTTGCATCTCCACAGAACATAATCTTAGAATCTTGCCCAACTCGGGTGATAATAGAATCTAATTCGTGGAAATTAAGGTTTTGGAATTCATCAACAATGATAATAGCATTATCTAAAGTTGTTCCTCTAATAAAAGAGGTTGACCAGAAACTGATAGTTCCTTGTGCTTTCAAAGATGCGTATAGCATTTCAAATGAAGGATCATCAGGCATCTCAAACATAAATTTTACCATATTCTTATATGGTATTTGGTATAGGGATGATTTATCTTCATGATCTCCTGGAAGAAATCCAATCTCTCTAGTGGCAACAAGAGATCTTACAATATAGATTTTATCATATGGAGACCTTTCATTTAATACCTCACATAACGCATTATAAAGAGTAATGAAAGTCTTTCCAGTACCAGCACATCCGTATGATACCAGATTTTGTCCTGATTTGAAAGAGTCAAATAATTTTGTTTGATTCTCTGTTAGAGGTTCAATATCCAACAATTTATCAGAATTAATTTGATTCTTTCTTTTTCTCAACAACCTAGCATTTGGGATTTCTGACCCCATTGGCTGGATGTCTCCACTGCTCTTTCTTTTCCTTGCCATGTGTTAATTAGATACGTGATTTACTTCCGCCAGCTTTTGATGCTTTCTTAAGAACTTCGCCCCATCCAGGGTTTTTGTTGATGTGCTTGTCTCGCCATTCACCAACTTCTCCCGAACCAGGACAAGTAGATGGATCAGACCAATCTCTGTCCCAGTCTGGGTTATCTGTTTTCCATTGATCCCACTCGTGAACGCTTAAAACCACCTCTTTTTGTTCACCAGTATTTTTGTTAATTACAGGATAAGTTGCCAAATTTCACCTCAATAGCATAGTTTATTTAGTTCCATTCAAGTGCTTCTGAAACAGTTGGAAACTGTTCCATAAAGATCTTCTTACAAGCATCGGCAATATCCATATGCTCCTTCTGAGTTCCGTGACCAGAACGCAGAGAAATATAATGAATCCAAGAACGGCACGATCCACTCATATAGATTCGTGTCGGAGTTGCCAAAGGCAATACAAAACGGGCACATTCTTTTGCAATTCCCATATCAAGCATTGACTGATAGAGAACCATAGAGTCATCAAAGTGTTTACGAATCTTATTCTCAAACTCTTGCTTTACAGAATCATCAATATCATCAATAGAGTTCTGGCGATTCTTTGTGTCTTGACGACGCAAGTCAAAGAGAGGAATACTATCTCCTAGAAGAGAACTGTCAGCATAGCGTTGCGAGAACTCTTGATATGTGAAACTACGGTGC